ACCTATTGCAGTTAAAGGCTGCATATCCGAACACCGCATTTTGTCTGCCACTTGAAAGCCAAGACCTAACAGACTTCAACACTTATCCGGTTGAAGCTACAGCGAAGCCCACAATCGACGTGTTGACGCAAAAAATCGAAGAAGGCACGCCAGCATTTAGTGACGGAGCTTGGCGACAGGTCTGGAACGTTGTTGAACTTACAAGCGACGAAATCCAAGACATCAATCTCGAAGCATCAGTAAATTTGCGCGCTGAGCGTAATCAAAAATTGTCTGGATCTGACTGGACCGTGCTCACCGATAGCCCGTTGACCACGGCTAAAAAAGCAGAGTGGGAGACTTACCGCGCGGCTTTACGCGATTTGCCTGCGTCTTCTGGCGACGATTGGCCTCACAACGTCACCTGGCCGACCGAGCCAACTTGATAAGTTGCTGACTACATCTGCGGGGTCGTAGAACAATCGGTAGCGTTGGCGCGTTTAGCACTTCTTCCCATGAAGGCACTTTCTGTTTTCGCTGCTGCTGCTCTGCTGGCCCCTGCCGCCCAAGCTGGCGGCAACTTCTACGTCAACCCGGAAATCAATTCGTCGAGTGTTGGCACGGATTTTGTTGGCCGCTCAATCGAGACGCACATTGGCTACTCCTATGCCGGTGACGGCTGGAGTGCTGGCGGTCAGCTTGGCCCTGCCTTTATCCAAGTGGACGGCGAAGACAGTGAGACCGAGTTGAGCGGCAAGATCTACGGCTCTCTCGACGTCCTTGCTGACGGCAGTCTGTCGGTATATGGCGAACTGTCCGGCATCACCGGCACTGGTGACTTGAGCACCAACTTCAAAAAAGGCCTGATGTGGAAGTTCTGATGCAAAAGCTAGTCAACGTCATTGGATGCGTCGGG